TGTCTTGTCATCGCTGATACCTTTTTCTTGTACCAATCGTATGATTTGGGTCCAGTTGTAGTGTCTAATATTTTATCGAATACAGTTGCCATACTACTATTTATATAGGTTTATAGATGGTAATTAACTCTTCCTTACCTTTAACTTTGATTTTGTCTACTTCTACTGATTTGATATTCTTTAGTTTTTCTTTTGTATAAGATGAATATATTAGTGGTTCTATGCCAGTAGCAGTTTTATAGTTTCTTGTAGATGCCTCTAGTCTTGCAGCTAAATTTACTGAGTCACCAATTACTGAATAATCTAATCTCATTTCACTACCCATATTACCTACTATGCATATACCTGTATTGACGCCTGAACCAATATTGATATCAGGTAGACCTCTTTCTTTAAACTCTGCTTTTATCTTGTCTGTTTCTTCTGCACACTCGATAGCAGTTTTTACTGCCATCTCTGCATGGTCTTCACAATCAAGTGGTGCATTCCAAAATGCCATAATACAGTCGCCCATATACTTATCTATTGTACCACCATTCTTTAATACTATATTACTCATACGATTTAGATAGTCATTAATAACTTCAACTAAACCTTCCGGGTCATCTTTGTTCTTATAGTATTCTGAGATAGGTGTAAACCCTACAATATCCATAAACAAGAAACTCATCTCTTTTCTTTCGCCACCTAGTTTTAGTTTACTAGGGTCCTTTACGAGTATCGCCACCTGTCTAGGGTCTAGATATTTCTCAAATTGTTTTCTGATTTGTTGTTTAAGTCTAAACTCTAATATAAATCTTAGAAATGTAGAATGAAATGCTACTATAAATGCTGTTAATAATATCCATGTGACATCAAATAATACTAGACTATCAAATGCTATTGATGTATATTTAAGACCGCCTATTGTACCTATACCAAGTAGTAATGCGATAGACCAGTATGGTGTATATCTACAAACAACTATTATAACACAACCTACAAAAAATGCAAGCATTAATTCAAATAAATTATCAAATCTTTTGATAGTCTCGCCATCTAGTATTGTTTGAAGTGAATTAGCACTTACTACATAGTCGTACTTCTCACCAGTAGGTGTTGCTACTACACTTGATAATCCCTCTGCTGTCAAGGCAATAATTACAGTAGTTCCTGCGGCCGAAGAAAAGTCTTGACTTGCGGCTGATATTGTGTTAAACTGTTTATTCCATCTTAACCATATTCTTGCGTTTGCATCTGTATTGATTGTTGCATAGGCAGGTACTCTCATAGCAGTTACACCAAAATCATCTGCTTTTATTTGATAACTAGGGTCGCCTACTGCAACTCTAATAACTTCTATTGCCATTGCAGGATATGTTTCTTCTTCTACTATTGGTGATGATTGTCCTAATCTTCTTCCACCACTATATCCTAAAAATCTTTCTATCTTCATTATCAATGGTAGTCTTCTTACAACACCATCAATCTCTGGTGCAGTATTAATTACTCCGACACCATCAGCACTTTCACCTAATTTTTGTATTGGACCTAACATACCTTGCCACTCAAAAAGATATGGCATTGGGTTACCTATCTTTGCAACTCCTCTTGGTACAGCATTTTTATCTATCTGTGAGGTTCCAACTTGTGCAATTACAACACCATTGTCTTTAAATGCTTTTGCAAGTTCATCATCGCCACCTAATCTATCTTCTTCTGAAAATAGTATGGGTATTGTAATAATACCAACATCTGCTTGTCTTAAATCATATATGACTTGTGCAAGTACATCTCTTTTCCAAGGCCATTGACCATACTTCTCAATTGCTTGTTCGTCTATTGTTATGATTGTTACATCTTGTGATGGCGTTACTTCTTCATTTGCTAAGAGATAGTCAAATGATTTAAGTCTTAATATTTCTTTACCTGAAAAGTCTTGTAAACCAATATATGTTAATACAAATAAAGTTACAAAGGCAGTAGTCCAATGTGTGAATATTTTTTTCACGATAATTCTTTCATTTCATATATGTTAGGTCTAGGTATGATTGTAGAATTACCACATTCGTCAATCGTGCCATCTTCATTAAAATTAAAATCACTTACTAATCTAACAAAATCTTCTTCATCGCTTATAAGAAATCCTGTACTAAGACTTCTAGGACATTTACTTTCTTTAACTTCTTCTATACTTCTCCAAGAACTGTCTGATACAATATCAATCCAATAAACATGAACAAACTTGTATGGTATATCTTTTACTTTTTTACTCATAATTTAATTACCCTGCGTTGTTGATAGAGTGCAACCTGCTATTACTCCACAAGTCATCTCTATATTATAATCTTGGTCAGTAGAACCCTGCTGTAATAAATCAAAGTCAACAGAATAACCATCTAAATCTACACGAGCCGCATGGTCACCTGAACCTGTCTGTGATATATCTATGTCATGGGCATAACTACCAGTATCTAAATTTAAATCTAGAAAGTGTTCACCTGTTCCTGATTGGTTTATATCTACTGTGTTATTACTATTATTTATGTCTACAAACAATATTTTATCTCCATCGTTCAATTGTTGTAAGTTTATGATATTCGAACTACTGTCTAAATCTAAACTCATAAAATGTTCAGTCGTTGCTGTACCATCATTTCTTTGTGTTAGATTTGTTGTATTTGTAGAACCATCAATATCTAACCATATTCTATGGTCACCTGTATCAGACGAATAATCACCTTGGTCAATATTAACTGTATTTGTATTACCTGTTATGTCTAATGCAATACCATTATTGCCACTATTACCACTTGTTGATACGTTACCTTGGTCAACATTAAGTGTATTATTATTTCCTGTAATTGTAGCATCACTAGACCAATCTGTGCCTAAGAGAAAATTGTTTTCACCTGACTGTTCAATATTAATTGTATTACTATCGCCATCAACATTTAATTTGATGCCATTGCCTGTTGCTGCTTTAGCATTATTTACAGTTGTTGTTTGAGTGCTTGTTGGTGCAATATTAATTACTGTAGTTGCTGTCAAAAAGTTTTCATATGTATCTGAAATTAAATCAGCCATTTTTGCTTTATCAAAAGAACTCTCAAATTGATTTATGTCAAAAGTTATATAAGCCGCACCTGTATAACCAGTTGGTAATTGATTACCTGACCAACGCATCCATACAACTTGACCACTTCCGTTTTTTGCAACCCACGTACCATCACCTGTAAAATATGTACCAAAAGGATATACTGCAACATTACTACCATAATCACTATCTGTTACATCTGTATTTGTGGTTGTGATTGTATTTGAATTATTATTGTTTGTACAGTTATAGGCACAACCATCTGTATTACCAGAAAGTCCTACTGTACCACCTAATTTGTTTTCTATAAATGCTTCAATGGTTTGGTTGTTGTTACTGTAAGAAGCATTATTTTCACCAACTAATATTAAAACACCACCTGCATTTACAAAGTTTTGATATCTAGTTTTACCATTACTGCCTATACTATTATTATATTTCATATCCCAAACTACATCATAACTACTAATTAAGTTTTCATCTACTGTGCCTGTTGTAGATAAGGTAACTGTATAACCATCTGCCTCTAATTGTGTTTTAACATTTGTATGTGCGTCTGAATAGTTAGAATGATATATCAATGCTGTCTTACTTGCAAATGCCGATGTGCAAAAAAAGAATACTAATAAAAAACTAATCAATTTGTTGCTCATTTTTTAAATATATTTCCTTTTGTATCTTCAGCTATTACACGAACATCACCGTTGTATTTAAATTTTACATATGGGTCTTGTGAAATTGAAATGTAAGTATCTGCCTGCATAACGATATAATCGTCTTTGTCAACCCAAGTAATAGTCTTAACAGTCCATAATGGTATATAACCACCTGACTCTAAATCTTTTTGTAAACCAGTAAACATAGGGTGTTTAATTCTAGTGGTCTTATATCCTTCTTTTTCTTTAAATAAAATCTTACCTAGGTTTTTTGTTAATTCTGGGTCATGTACGTCCATATAACCCGAACAACCGCCACTGGCTCTAATACCTGTCTTATGTGTAAATAAATCCCCATTGGCTGTTTCTCCAACAACACGAACAAAACTATCTGTTTCCATCCTAATACGAGTAGTTATCTCTGTATTCTGAGTATTGTTGGTTAATTTAAATGTAGCCGCATGTTGTGTAGGATTAGCATCAATGACTAAGTAAATTTTAACAAACCGTTTTGTATTAACAGTAATAGATACAGGTACTTGAGCACCACTTGCAGCTCTTTTAGGACCTGATATGACTAATTCGTTATTGTCAATTGGTAATTCTACTGCTGTTCTAACCCCAAACATTCTTTCTTGTATGTATGGCCAAAAGTCTGGATTAAAGTTTGCAAATGATGGTGTGCAAAAAAGTAATACTAATAATAAACTAATTAATTTGTTGTATCGTAATAGCATTGTCTTGCCCTCCTAATTGAAAATCATATTGTATGAATTCACCTTGCTGTATATTTAATATATATCCGTATTCTTTATCTAATCTTAATTCTATGTATGAACCACTTGCATCTTCTCTTATCCAAACCCATTCAGGATCCTCATCTAATATTATTACACCAGTTTCAGGATTTCTACCTATCAATATACCATCTACTGATTTTTGTTTATCAAACTCTGACCTCATTGCTAATGCTAATTCTTTATTTATTTGTGCAAGAATATCTGCTAAAAAGTTTTGTTCTAAAAAATCTATATCGAGTCCTGTTTTAAATTGACTTTCATCTTCTTCTAGATAATCTATTTCTAAATCTTCAAATTGTAAAAAGTCAATATCTAAAGCGTCTGCAACTTCATTCAATTTTTCTTCTTTTTCCATCTGTTCTATTTCAGCAGGTTTAGAAATAATCAATAAATTATTAATCATCTCTTCATCTAAATCTAATAATACAGGTGTCAATGGTTTACTTGCAAGTGTATCAACAACTGTAGCTTGAAATGCTTGATTAAGTATTACTTGACCTGCATCTGACTCTACACTAATCTCACCTACAAAACAATTACCATTTGTATCACAACTTGGTAATAAAATAATTGTAGATGAACCTACCTCATCAATAGTCATTGTAAAATCTGTACCACGAACACCAATTGTTGCTGTTGGTGTTTCTATCTTAACATTTGTTGCTGAGTTTTTTGCAATCTGACCTGAGGCATATCTTACTGTACCTAGTTTTGCTTTTAATGAAAGTTTACCTGTTTTGGTATTAGGGTCATAGACAAATTCATCTATGACCAATTTACTATGTTGAGTAACATCAACTCTAGTAGCGTCTATAAACTCTATACCAACTTTACCATTACCTGTTTTTACAGTATCATATGAAAATATATCTAATTGTTTCTCAATGACAATATCATTTTCACCATCTTGCCTATCAACTACCCCTTTACCTTCTAATTGAGTAACCTCGCCAATAGCGGCGAGACTACTTTTTGGTAATATCGAAAGGGTTAAGGCTATGCACCCAATTATAAAAACTATAAGTCGCATATAAAATTATTCCTGTATATAATAAAAATAAAATCCAATCCATTGTTAGTCCCTCTGTATTATATCAATATTGTGGTTGTCACCACTTGTTGTTAAAGTAATCATATTGTCATAGATACCTGATTGTGTAATATCCACATCAGCAATTGAACCTGTATGGTTATGTATGTAGGTATGACCTGCACTATCACCATCGCCATCTATGTCAATTAAGAAATTGTTTGTATCACCATTAACACTTAAAGTCATAATGACACTTGTACCATCTATTGTAGCAGCGACTACATTTGAATCACTACCTGACGCACCAGTTATACCGATTGTAGCACCAGTAGCGTCTGCTGTTTCACCGACATCAATATCTAGGTCGTTTGAAGAACCTACCCAAACAATTGAAGCAGTAACCGTAGCACAGGAACTAACTGTTCCTCCACTATCACAATTAAAATCAATGTTGTTACTATTACCAGTTGTACTAAATGTACCTGTGTAAGTTGCACCATTGATATCAAAAGTTAATACGTTTGAATCACCAACTTGGTCAATGTTAAAGTTAGATGTAGCACCTGTTACAGTTGAAGCTGTAGTACTATTACCTATTGTATTATTTTGACCATCTTGTAACACATCAAGAGTTAATGTAGCACCCGATTGCGTTACATAGATATCATTTGCCATTACTGGCACTATAAAACTCATCAAAAACATAACTAATATAGTTATACTTTTCATTTTACTTTTTCCTCTTCTCGTTAATCTACTAGTTTATCTGGCACAGGATAATACTTTGAAGTATTTCCTATCTTTGTAACACCTTGCATTTTCCATAAACCTTTATTCACGCCGTCATATACCATTTGTAGTACTGCGTGTTCTATTGTTGCTCGTATAGCATAATTAACTGGTTCATTTGTAGAATTTCCTGATTCAAATTCTAGTGCCTTTGTTCCCATATCTAGGAATCTAAACACGTCACCACCCAAACTATAACTTGCAATTGTTTTTGAAGCTGAAACAGATAATAATATCTCACCTGTTTGTACAGCAACAACTCGCAAAGAAACTGTTACTTGGTCAGTTCGATATTGTTCTTTAACACCAATACCAAAATATCTTGCACCGATACCACCACTTGCAATATTGCTATCATATCCTACAATACCACCCTCTACGATTAGTCCTGCAAAGGTTAATGGTTTTAATTGATTCTTTGCTTGTGCTTCACCATCATATAATTCTCTTGTTGACCTAATTAATTGTCTTTCTTTAATTAGATTGTTTAAACCTTTTCTTTCGACAACTTTAAACCAATTACCATTACCTACTTCTTTTAAAGCTGCAATAACCCATACATCAGGACCTTGAGTTACAGCTGTTGATAACTGTGAAAAGTTAGGATTAGGTTTTCTTTGTCCTGTTTGGTCTGTAAAATTGTAAACTGCAATTGTTATTTGAGGTTGATTATCTAAATCAGGTATCTCTTTCAATCTCTCAATTGTAGTTGTTCCTTGTATAAAAGGCTCATCGCCATTTTTAGCCATTTGACCAGTTACAGAACAACCTGTAACCAGACATATTAATCCCATCATTTTAATAATTTCGAATAATCCCATTTTAAATCCTAAAACTGAAAGTCGCCTAATGGTACTGACATTGTAGTTATATTACCAGTAGGGTCCGTAATTGTTAATGTAATAATTTCTGTTGAGGCATCTTTTACCCAATAGATTGTAGAACCTTCTACTTCAGCAGTACCACTTGTTGGACAAGTACCTGTACAGGACTCGCCAAACATATTATCTACTAACTGTTTTGATAAGTTAGCATAAATTCTACTTTCTACATTCTTAATAAACTTGTTGATTGTAGTATTATCTGCTTCACGTTTAGCCGCAGCCTCTGCCGACTTCGCATCATCTTTGTTTTGTTTCTTTCTGTTGTGTTGTAGTTGTTCGATTGATAGAACGTGACTAGAATAACCATTCCCGCTGAATGATGGGTTGCTAAACTCATGTACTAGTTCGCTCGCATTGAGAGTGTTAGGACCCACCAATAACACATAAAGAAATGCCACTAACACTACGTTCTCCATTTGTAGTGTTTTCATGCTTATATTTATAATATCAAGTAATTATCTTCGATATTCCATTAAATAATTATTTGACAATCAAAATTGTCAAACTTTTGTCTTTCTTATCTTTTTTACTTTTTTGTTTTTGTCTAACTCTTGTAACTCTAATACTGTATTTAGTTTTGTTCTCAATCTAATGAGGTCATTATCAAGCATTCTTATTCTATCAAGTAGACCAATTAATGCTGTATTTGCCTCGCTTAATTTCTTTTTAAGATTTTCTGTTGTAAATTTATATATGAAATATATAAACCAACCCATAGCAATTGCAGCTAAAGTGGCAAAACCATATTGATTGAGTATTTCTATTATTGACATTTAATCTTTCCTTGCATCTTCTTTGCCTTCAGCTCTAGATATTCTTTCTTCGTCTGGTTTTAATTTTAAGGCATGAGATATAAGTAAGTCTATTTTTATCATCTCATTATTCATAGTCTTAATTCTGTTATCTAGTGACATAATAATACCATGAATACCTTTAACTTGACCTACAACAGATTCTAGTATATACTTCAAAATCATGTATATGAAGATGCCCATAACGCCAGATGCCGCTACTGGTAGACCGAAATTTACTAATAGTTCAAAGAATAAGTTCATGCTACTATTTATCTATTTGAGAAGTCAAAATTCTGACTATTATCAGCATTTTAAGAGTGGAATAATGCTTGACATTGCTACTGATTTCCGTTATTATAATAGTATAAGTAATTTAATAATATATAATGAAAGTGAGTAAACTATGAGTGAAACTATGTATAATAATGATGATATTTACAATTTATTGAATGTTGATATGTTTCTAGATATTGATAAAGTTAAAATCAATACAGTTAAGATTGATGCTCAAATGTCAATTTTAGTAGATACGTTAAAGAAGATGCAAGTTCAACTGAACATTCTTCAGACTGATAATAAGACATTAACAGCAGAAAATACTGCAATTATGAAGAAGTTAGATGATATTCAACAAGATATTTTGTTGACATAGAGTGGAATAATGCTTGACATGTATGCCAATATGTCATACAATATACTTATATTAACAAAAACAAAGGTTACATTATGATACAAAACAATGAAAAATTTAACAATCTAGATGACGCAATTGATAATCTAATCAAGAAGGCCAACGAAGACTACTGTGATAGGTCTTATAAGTCAGAAGATGCAGTTCCAGAACATGTGTTGAAAATGCAAGACGAGTTCACTAATGGTTGGACTGTCGAAAAAGGTAGAGCATATATCTCGATATACAAAACCCTAGGTGTTCAAAAATCTATATGGGGTGGTATTGTCGCTACTGATAATCATAAGAAGTTCAAAAAAGGTGATGTTCTTATGGCAAACGGATTCAAATCTTTCGCCCAAAATGCGGCCAGAGGAAACGTACTTGAAGGTGGTTTCGGGATACAATGGACTGGTGCTAATTATCTGTAAAAAAAAGGGGCGCCGAAACGCCCCAATCAATTTGAATGAAACAGGTGGAGAGATTAATCTTCTTCTGCTAATTTTGAAAAGTAATCAAGTGTTTCATCACCATCATCCTCTTCAGTAACATCTGTAACCGAAGTAGAAGCATCTACTGTTTCATTTACAACTGGTGAACTAACTGTTGGTGTTGTAGGTGGGTCCATAACATCTTCAGCAGTACCAGTATTTCTAACGCCACTTAAAACTTTATCAAGTTTTGCTTTTAGCTCATCATATGACTTAAAGTTCTCAGGTGCCAGAAATGGTTTTAGTGGATATTGTTTATTCCACAATTCTTCTATAGCCTCATCATTCTCTTTAATAGTAGATGGACTATCAAACTCTGATTTATCATAATTCCAGTAACCATCAACTTTTCTGATTTTCAGTTTAAAGTTTGCACCTTCCCAGAAATCAAATGGGTTGATAGGTTTCTCATCTTCAAATTCAGGTTTCATCGCTTCAGTAATCTTATCAAAGATTTTCTTACCGAATTTAAATAGTTTTACTTGACCTTCATTTTCAGGATGTTTAGAATCACTAACAACTAGAACATTTGCAATATAAGATAACTTACGTTTTCTCTTTCTTGCAATCTCTTTGTCTGCCTCAACGCCAGAATTCCATAGTAAACTATTTGATTCACTAACTGGATCCTTTTTGTTAAGTGTTGTTAAACTGTTCTCAATAAACCAGCCACCAGGACCTTGAAATGCATGAGACCATAATCTTGCCCATGGTAAATCTTCGTCTTTAACTGCTGGTAAAAATCTCAATACAGCATAACCATTACCAGATTTATCTAGTTCTGGTTTCCAGAATCTATCATCTTGATATGAGTTTGATTGTTGTTTTTGAGGTTCAGCAACTTTGTTAAGTTCGCCTATGAGGGTGTCTAGATTAGACTTTGACCTTTTTAGGGCCGCAATACTTGTATTCATATTATCTCCTATGTATGTATGATTGTATTTGTATGTGTCTGTATAAGTCGACATTACTATTTATATGAAATTTTACTTGCATATGACATTATTATAACAGAAAATCTGACACCTGTCAAGCATCTTTAGCCAACTTTATTCATCTAATTTATCTAATTCTTCTTGTGTAATTACTGGATATCTTTTGCCTTCTGGTGTAATATGAAAGCGTTTAGCTTCTATAAATCGTCTATCGTCTATCTCAACTGTTTCTTTGTATACATTATCTAACTCTTGTTCGCCTTGCCACATTAGTTTATAACCAAGTTCTTTTGTATCTTCACAAAACTCTAACAGTTTACAAAACTCATTTTTAAAATCTGTATCTGCGTGACTTCTTTCATGTTCTTCAAAAGATGTCCAGTATGTAATAATTGCAATGTGATTACCTTCGGCCCCATAATCACCAACTGAACCTTCTGCACTCACAAAACCAGCATACTCAAAAACTTGACCAGCAAGAAACCCTTTGTATTTGTTTTTTACTATGTTACACATTGTACCTAGATGTTCTTCAACGTCTGTTAGTGTAACACCTTCTTTTAACTTTGCTACGTTGTATAACATAACACTATTAAAAGGTACTTTTATATCTCCGAACACATAACCTCCTATTTTGTTTTTACCATTGCTTTAGGTAATAAATCACAATTATATGATAACGTTCTTCTCACTTGGTCTGTACCACTAAATGGATAAACAAGATGCACTAGTGTATATGGAAATATAAAAAAATCACCAACTTTAGGATTTACTCTAAGTTGTGATATCGCCAGTGAATGTTGAGCACCACCTATAAAATCTAAATGTCCATTTGATGGACTTCCAGGATTAACTATTTCTTCACCATATGTATCAGGTGTTTTTAAAAATAATACAGACGAAAGACCTACATCTGAATTTTGACCAGTATGAAAATGAGCAGGATTATATTCACCTGCATACATATCATTTATCCAAACATTGTCTAAAACTGTTTGATGTGTTTTTCTTATTACTAAACCTGACCTGTTTAAATATTCTTGAAAGCACATTTGAAAAGTGCCTTTTAATTTATCAGTCATTAAATGATTAACTAAGTTTTCTTCTTTAATTTTACCTGCAAGTTTTTCAGTCCAGTCTAGTGTATTCTTTTTATTCTCGTCATAGATATTATTAATCTCGTCAATAAATGCTTTAGGCATTGTCATTTTGACAACTATTTCTCCTAATGTATTTACTTGTACTCTTACTTGTTTATCATCTATCATTTGTTTATCCTTCTCAATTTATCTACTATGGTTGCTTTAGTTTCTGCAACACCAAGATGATGAAACCAACCTGTAATAATATATTTTTCATGTTGAGAAATAACACCTCTATGAGTATGTGTGAAATCTGTAGGCCATAATAAAGTTAAGCCTTTTTGTGCTTTTATTTTCAAGTCTGGATAATATGCAAATTCTGTTCCTCCGCCATCAGGTACATCATTTAAATATGTCATGAAAACTAAAGCTCTTTGATTTAATTGATACTCAGGTCTTTCATTATGCCAACTTCTATATCCCTGCCCAGGGCCGTAGTGTTGTATATTGAAACCTTCTTGAATACATAACTCAGGATTAAAGTGTTCATACTTTTCATGATATGCCTTTAACCCACTTACAAGATAACCTGTGTAATCTTTAATATATTTATTGTTAGATACAAACTGAACATTGACATCGGTTGACGTTTTAGTTGTTGCATCATGAGTGACCTGTTCACTTTTATATTTGTATTCGCTATTGTTTTTATGATAGTCAATAAGACCATCTAGTAACTCTTCATTTTTTATTTCAAATGCTAATATAAAGTTTTCTTTACTCATGTTCTTTAATTTTATTTCTCAATGATATTTTATACTTTGTAATATTGTATGATAAAAAAGGTTTGTATCTTTTCATTCTATCAAACAGTTTAGGCCATAATACTTGTTCTGTAATATCTTTGTTTAGTCTTTTTGTAAATCTTAATATATCATCAAGTATTATTAATGTTTCAAAGTTTATCTTTTTTGATAAAAACATTTTTACAATAATTGGGTGTTGACCATCTGGTGATAAAAACAAATCATTAAACTTTATATCTTTTGTTGTCATTCTCTCTATAATATAATCAATGTCTTGTTCATAATAATAATGTAGTGCTTCTATTTTTTTCGACCATTGTTTGTATACTTCATCACCAGATTTGCCAATGATGTCACCAACCCATATGTTAGTATTAGAGACAAAATTACTAAGGAAGTAATCAACAATAGACTTATCATTATAAGATTTAGAAAGCTTATGAAAGAAATACCTATCCCTTCTTTTAGTAAATGTTTCCAATCTTGCAGTCGTTCTGCCGTTGTGTTTATGAAAGTCGTAAGATTGTTTTTTACTCGTGAAGTGGAGTTTGATTGCCAGATAGACTTTATAAACTTCGAAACCATTCACTATCTCCTCGCTCTATATAATTTGTATCTTAGTTTTGCTTTTTGTACCATGTGTTCTATAACGCCAAAATGCCAAGCAAACATTATGTCTATGATAAGCATACCTAATATTATTCCTATAAAAAACTCAAGCATATGGTATCCTTATATTGGTAATTGTGCTTCTTTTTCTTTAAGCATATTCATTTGTTGTGCTTCATACTTTATCTTTTCTTTGAGACTCTTGTTAATCATTGACTTTATTCCTGAAGGGTCTATATGATGTTCTGCACAATACATAACGACAGCATCCATATAACTAACTCTTTTCTTTTTTACCATATCTTCAATAAGTAAAGCAAATTTGTTTGGTGTGATTGTACTCATGTGTAAACATCCTATAATTTAATTTCATCATTATATCAGGTAGTTGACTTGATGTCAAGCTAATCTTGTGTAATATCAGATTGTACGAAATCAGATTTGAAATTAATTTCAAAGCCATCTTTACTAAAAAACTTCCAGTTCATACCATAACCTAATACACAAGTTATACTTTCGTAATTTATTCCACCATCTGGTATTGTTATAAAAAAGGTACCAGTATTATTATCTGAATTGTGACCAAAAGATAAAAAACCTCGAACTTCACTTTGTGGTGAACCATTTGTTTTTATTTCGCCTACTAATATTTGTTTTTCTCCTAGCATTGTAGAAGTATCAAATGCATAACCAGTATCACCACAAAAAACAGGTATCATTTCTCTTACCATTTGAGTGTTATATCTTGGTGTAGGTTCTGATTCACCTATTTCAGGATTGTTTGTAAGTTGACCGACAGGACCAAAAGAATGATGAGCCTGCCCATTTGTAATCATAAACAAAGATAATAATATTACAGATATAAAACCTATTAATATCCAAAAGTATATATTAGTAAAGTAGATACTTAATATAAACATCCATCTTTTAAGAATTTGCTTCATTAAATTCCTTTATTGCTGTTTTTAATAAAGGTAAGTAATCTTGTTTTGATTTTGTAAATGTTTGTATACCGCCATTTTCAGTAACTACAAGAATTACAACTTTATCTATTGGTTGATTAAATCTTTCTTCGTACATTTCACAATAAGCAGAACCTTGAATAAAATAGTTTTCTATCCATTCTTCTTTCTTTTCTTTAGTAGAAGTTTTAAAATCTATTACAGATAGTTCACCTTTGTAATCAGCAATACAATCAACACGACCTGCAACGCCGTAGGAGTCGCTGTATAGACCACCCTCTTGTAATCTGATATTACTTATGTTATCTAACTCAGGTTTGAGTATAGTGAATAGTGCTGTTGGTAAAACATCTTGATTAGATAGTTCGTCATTATTTAAATAGTCTTCGACTAATTGGTGTACAGCAGTACCTCTTTTAGCAGCTGTTCTCATTATCTGATTTGCAACATCATTACCAACTGACTCACGCCATCTGACTAGACCTTCATTGTTTCTACCCGATAGAACAGTTGTAATCGAAGGATACTTTTTACCCTCTGGAGTAACATAGTATCTTTTTCTATTGATTGTCTCAGTATGTATTTCTGGTAATTGAGTTTCGAGCGGGATATGAGTAAACGTTTTCATATCATATTTTTCGTTTAGAAAGGCGTTCATTTTATTCATTATAACTCCAAATAATTTAATAGTATTAATATCACTAACAGTATTGCGATATAATCAATCATACGAATATTATAACAGGTTTATTAGATAATGTCAAGCGCTAATTTTGTAGTTTCGTCAACTCGTCTAGTCCAACCTCTACCGAAAGTATCAAATGTTTTCAATTCAGTATAATATCTTTGTCTCATTTCTTGATACTTATTTACGGCTTCGTGTTCGCCATTTTCTCTGATATATTCTTCTACTTTTGCCAAAGTATTAGGACCAATGCCACCATCAACTGTAGTGCCAATCATTGATTGTAAAAACTTAGCTGCACGAGCAGGTCCTGCATTTACACCAAAATCAAAAACACAAAGGTCTAGACCGCCAGGTAAATCGTCACCTTTTATTCTATCCCAATAACCTTTCTTGTATATTGGTGCAACATCTTCGACTACTAAATCTTTCATATCTTTAGTACCACCATGTTCTTGATACACTCTTTTTGTAACACCTAGGTTTGTTTCGCCACCTGGGTCTTTAGGGTGATTTACATAACCACCTTCATGGTGTAAGATTGTTTTCAAACATTCATCATAATTACTTTTCATTATTTTCCCCTTGTGATTGCTATTATCTTTTTAACCTGAGCTTCAATTACTTGAGCTCTGTTAGGCCAATGTATGTAAGCTTCTGGTGATTTTGCTAATTTAATTAATAATGGTATTATAAGTTTTTCTAATTGAGCAAACTTTTCTTTTTGTTCTTTGCCCAAATTATCTTTTCTCAAATCATATTCATCATCCATTTGCTTTTTAGCAATGTCTAAGTCAACTTGATTCTTGTCGCTTACTGCTGTTTTAGTAGCACTAATTAGAGATATAACTCTATCTAGTTTAGTATCTAATTTGCCTACTATATCACTAGAGACTGCCTTGGCAGTACTATCTGCTGTTTGTCTTACTACTGTTTCTGTTTGTTTAGATTGTTCTTCTGATGGTTTTTCTTTGACCGAGGTAAAACCCCAATCACCGTCACCTTCAAATCCATCTAAAAAATCGAAGTCTGCCATATATGTTTCCTTTAGTTGGTGTAGCTACACACATTTAATACAGTATCGGATTGACTCCTCAACTTATGACCATCGCCTGGCGTGTTGAAGTTTCTCGATAGTATCATTTATATTTATCTTCCTTTGCCTTTAGACTTACGGTCTCTATGTTTTTTTACTATGTTTTCAGTTTGAGATTGTTTGACACTCTTTTTACCATATCGTTCAGCAAGTGGACTAGTAGGATGTGCTTCTGAAATTCTAGCCATATTCTCTTTCCAACCATTATCAGTATGACTATCAACACTACCGACACTTGATACAATATTCATTTGAGTCGGTGTCATTAGTTTTACAGTCTTATCATCTTTGAGTTTTTCCATGTCTGAGATAGACATGAAGTCTTCGTAAACTTTACCTGTTTTTAAGTTTTTAAATCTATATGTTGGCATTGATAATCTTTTCTATTTGACTCATTTGTTTATTTAATAGTTTAAATTCTTTATCACTCATAAAATGTTCATCTTTCATAAAAAGTTCAAATTCTTCATCATTCATGTTTATCTCCTAAATTGTAGTCTCATAACCGCCCGCTAGGCGGTCTTTACAGCTGTCTTAGTACGATAGTACCCCCTAAAAATTGTCTCTATCGCCCATATTTCTCCTTTGACGCCCTAGGGCGTCCTCTAGATTCATTCTACTGCTTCACTAAACCATACTGGTGTTGGTCTAGATGTCCACTTTGCAAAATAAGCTTTTGCTTCTATATAGTAGTTTTTATATGATTGAATACTATCACCAGGCACTATGCATTGAGGATAATGAGACATGGCAGGTGGTGGTTCTACCCAACCATTGTCTTTTAAATTAACTGGTGGGTGTTTTAAAAGGTCCTCGAGCAGTTTAATAGTACTGTGTTCTTTTTTATATCGGTGTGTATATTCCCGTCCAAGCTCGGTGAACAATGAGTACAACCAGTTATAATGCTGAGAAGAAGAACGAGCCCACACAGCACTAGGGTGGTGGTAATGTACCGCTTTATAAATTGTTGCTTCTTCATTTGCATTTTCTAGTCTATACCTTTGTACTCGTCTGCCTGTTTTTGATTTTGCTTCATATTTAATGCCGTCTGTCATTCGTTTTGCTGTGGATAGTAATTGTGCATATTCGACAATCATTTTGACCACGTGCTTATCAACGTGAAGTTCAGCACAAGTTTTTGTATCATTATGTAAATAAAATATATTCATATCAGTATTATATCAGTTTAATTCCTTTTTGTCAACCTCTTTAACTTTCTGCATAAGCGATTGTAGTTTATCTTCCCATATTCTTTTCATGTCTGGATCCTTGGCCTTTTGATGTGCTTTATACAAACTTGCAGCTCTTCGCCAAAATACTTCTAAAGTGTCATTATAAATCATTTACTTCTCCCATTTATAAAATATGTGGTCACCGATTTCTATAGTCTTTGTTTTAGTTTGAGCCCATGCTGGTGTTACATAATCTGCATGATAATGAGTTGCACCATCGGTAATGTCTAGTATTGTAATATCTTTAATCAAAGATACATATGATAGATTGTATATCTCTTTATATAACTTTGCATCTTTTTTATAAATTACATCTGCTTTACCATCACAGTACCATGAAAATTGACATTTGTGTTTAATAGGGTAGTAAGTTCCATTTTGTTTCCAAGACTCTTTTGTAGGTCCTTGTTTAACCACTTCACAAATGGTATTTGGAAACCTTTTGTCCTTTACTCTATTCATTGTTACTGAAATAACTGCACTCCAACCAGCAGTTCCTTGATTTCTAGATTCATGATAAACATTCTCTGCAAGACAAGTTGCTTGGATTGGGTCTACATCAGCGGTCTTTGGTGTTTCAATTGGTAGTGATGGTTCACCTATCGCAAGACCCAACATAACTATTAATTCATTTAAACTAATCATATACTCATATAATACACTAAAACGGGATAGATGTCAAGCACTAAAATTCGTACTTGAGACCAACCCCAATAGCATTATATTCGCTATCACCTCTTTTCATTCTATAACGAGTGCTTAATGTGTAGTCTTGAAATAACTTTTTATCTAGTTTAATAGCATAAGTTCTATCACTTTGCTCATGACTGGTATCGTAACTGTTACGGAATCTCACACTAGTCCCCATATTCCAGTCTTGATTGATTTTATATTTAATTCCTGGAGTCATTACCCAATAACCAAAATCATCATCTTTGACAAACTTTTGTCCTGTGGCCAGATAAAGACTGCTTGACCAATCTTGATTTAGTTTATGTTTCAATTTTGGACCTAACTCAAGACGAGAGGTATCTTTTCTGTCTGTATGATTAGTTGATATTTTTACGTCTAACCAATCGTATACGTGCTTACCGTACTCTACACCAATGGTATTAGAATCAGTTTTACTATCTTTATGGTCAAATTTGACCCCATAGAAGTGCCCTTTTTTATCTGCGTTTGCCTCATGACAAGCGATTAATAAAAAACTTGCAAGTAATATTGTTAGTTTTTTCATGTTTTACTCCTTTTTCATGAAATCGTCATTCCAATCGAATGCTTCTTTTACTAGATTGCCAGTAAAACCTTTGTACTTGTTATTAACTTTTTTGTTTACAACTGCTACTAGAAACTCTGCCTCTTCAGCAGATAATCCTTCTAACATTTGAATAAAAATTGTTTCTCTTTTATTGTTAGACAAAGTGCTATCGCCACCTTTTGTAAACAGATATAATCTTTTTGCTTCTTGTCTAAGTTGAGTATGTTCTGTTCCTACTGGAGCGTCATTCTTTGTAAATGGCACATCACCTTTTGGTAATAACCATTCTATCTTTGGGTCAAAAGCACCTTTTAAAACTTGTCTTAATGCTACAGAATCATTATCTTTTAATACTTTTAGTTTTCTAGGTTTATCTTTTGCGTTGTTTATTTTTGTAGCAATCTCACTCATTAATGGTGGTACAGCTCTGCCTGCTTCTGCCATTGCTGCCATACCTCGTCTATTTGCTAATGCTGGGTGTGATTGTGTTGGTTGTTGCTGTGATTCAAATCCTTCTTGACTTGCTATTGTTCCATCTGGATTTCTTCTTATTATTGCCATGTTACATTCTCCTTAACAGTTCTTTCGAGTCTAAAATTCATCTATTGACTCGATTAAAGTTTTAAGTTTTTTGTTTATAAAGTAACCTAGTATTTTATCTCTAGTTGCCACTTCAAAATTATC